TCCTAATAAAAAAAACCGGGAGGGGCAAGCCCAGAAGAATCGTGTTTATTAGGTAAGACCGAGCTTGTGGCGTCCATACAGCTCTCCGCTGAAATTTAGGATTCAACACAAGCTGATCATCATGAAACCAAGCATAAAAATCTGATATTGAAAAGGCGCGAGGCTTAAACGTATGCATAATTAGCAACTCCTGCATGCTATTCCTCCTTATATTATAGCGCTTCCCAATCAAGTAGGCAACTATTCCCTGCACATTTTTACGTCGAGCACTAGACAGATAATATTCCTCTTATGTCGTACACAGAACCACTACCGCCGCCGTGCCGGATCGCCCGGTCCAGCGCCATGATGGTCGCCACCGCGCCGTCGATTTTCTCTGTCGATTTTTCCTTATCCGCTTTGATATTCCCGGCAGGATCGGAGCGAATGGTCACGTTGTCTACCATCCAGCGGAGTACCGGGTGGCCGCTGTGGGCCAACTTGCCCTCCAGCGTCAGCTTCATAAGCTCTTTGGTGGGTGGCGACATATCCTTGAAGCCTTGCCCGAAGGGCACGACGGTGAAGCCCAGCCCCTCCAGGTTCTGCGTCATCTGCACGGCACCCCAGCGGTCGAAGGCGATCTCCCGGATGTTGTATTTCGTGCCGAGTTCTTCGATGAATTCCTCGATGAAACTGTAATGCACGACATTGCCTTCTGTCGTGTACACCTGGCCCTGCTTGGCCCATGTGTCGTAGGGGACGTGATCGCGCCGGACGCGCAACTCTACATTGTCCTCCGGGAGCCAAAAAGAATGGCAGGATTTCATACTTGCCCTCCGCTTCCTCTGGAGGGAATACCAGTACAAACGCTGTAATGTCGGTGGTGGAGGACAGGTCGAGGCCACCGTAGCAGACGTGCCCGCGCAGGCGCTCCCGTTCTACCGGGAAGGCGCAGGCGTCCCATTTGTCCATGGGCATCCAGCGGACGGTGCTGCTCGTCCACTGGCACAGGAAGAACTGCCGGAACTGCATTTCCTCAGCGGGGTTCTGCTTGGCGCTCTCACAGGCAGCGCGGTAGAATTCCGGGTCAACCGTTTTCCCAGCGAGGGATTGGCGCTGAGCCACACTTTCGGATCTGTCCAATCAGCCTCGGTCGGCGCGCCGTACACCACCGGGTAGAAGGTGGAATCGTGCTTTCGGCCTTCGAGGATGTCCGTCGCTTTTGAATGCACCTCATAGCAGATGGTGTTTTTGTCCGAACCCGCTGTGGTGATGACGAAGTTGAGCGGCTGCTTTCGCGCCGCGCCAGAACCTTTCGTCATCACATCGAACAGCTTCCGGTTCGGCTGGCCCAGCAACTCGTCGAAAATACAGGCGTGGACGTTGTAGCCGTACTTGGAGGCAACCTCCGAGGACAGCGCCTGATAGATCGAGCGAGTGGGTGTGTAGACGAGGCGTTTCTGGCTCTCCACGATTTTGATGCGCTTGAGCAGCGCCGGACTTTGGAGCACCATATCCTTCGCCACGTCGAATACGATACTGGCCTGCGCTCGATCGTTGGCGCAGCCGTAGATTTCCGCGCCTTCTTCCTCGTCGGCGCAGAGCATGTAGAGCGCGACGGCGGCGGCCAGCTCGTTTTTCCCGGCCTTCTTGCAGATTTCCACGAAGGCGGTGTTGAACTGCCGGTAGCCGCTCCCCTTGACTACGCCGAATAGGTCGCGAATGATCTTCTCCTGCCAGTCGAACAGCAGGAACGGTTGGCCCGCCCACACGCCCTTGGTGTGCTTGAGGCTTTGGATGAAGGCGACGGCGTGATCCGCGCGGGCTTTGTCGTAGTGCGAAGTGGGCAGCATGAATTCCGTGGGCTGAAAGCGCTTAGCCCGAGCCATGCCTGCCCCTCGCCTTCCTGGGGAGATTCAGGCGCGCGAACTCGCCGAACAGCAACCGTGCCACACAGTCGCGCACTCGCGCGGCGGCGGCTGAATCGGCGTACAGGCCCAGGTGATGCTTCTTCCCGTTATGATGGATGTACGCCTCGAAGCAACCGAGCCGTGGCGAAAAGCTCACGCCGATGTAGCCGCTGGTATTCGTCTGTCGCCGCTTCTGGTTGAACCCATTCTGTTGGTGCGTGCAGGCGCGCAGGTTCGCGCGGCGGTTGTCCAGTTTGTCCCCGTTGATGTGGTCGATCTCAACGCCGTCTGCCTCCGGGAACAGGAGGCGGTGGAGTACAACCGTTCTGCACCGGATATGCGTCGCCGGATAGCCGCGCTTTCCCGGGTGCCAGGTATGGCGCTGGATCAGCGGCAGGTCGGCAATGTCGAACAAAAAAGCGTCGCCCTTTGCAAAAGAGGCGACGCCGTAGCCGTTCTCGGTGATGGCAATGGGATTTCCCACGGGTAGCCTCCTTTCCGAAAATGGGCAACAAAAAAACGGCCAACGCCGCTACTTAAAAGATAATTTCAACCACGAGGAGACGAAAACAGGCCGGAGACGGCCTGCTCCCGGTGGATCATACCTTTCGGATACTGTCCTCGCCGTAGGCCGCGCCCAGCGTCGATCCGCTATCCCACTGGATATGGATGGTCCCCTTATGTGAAGCTTCACATAACGGCACTTATGGATAGCTGTTAGTTATGGAAACTAATACGCTGTAGACCGCCATTATTTACAAATCGTGTCAAAAAAACTTTCCATAATGTTCTATGATGAGGATGCTGCATAGACATGCAACTCAAAAATCATAGGAGGTATGCTATGGAAGGTTTAGCAAAAAACATCCCGATTCTTGATTTGATTCGGGAAACAAGCGACCTTATGGTTAGGCTCGGATACGCCGAGTCAACAATGAGACATATTCGAGAATGTTGGGCTATTCTCGAAAAATCCGCCCAAAACGACGGAGTGAGTTACCTCACTCACGAATTTGGGTGGCAGGTGCTTGAAAAAAGGTACGGAATTACGCCATATAATTCCTCGTCAACAAGTTTTCGGAGTGAAATGCGCAGGGCGCTGATGCTTTTGCTAGAGTATCAGGTCAGCGGACAAATCGCGAAACGTATGCCAAGGGCGGAACACACGTTTCCGGCGGGGTTTAAGGATGCCGGCGATGCTTACCTCAAGCATATCCAAGCGGACAAGGCATTGAGTAACGGAACCCTAAGAAACCACAGTGGGACACTCGAACGCTTTTTTGGCTATATTAATTGCCACGGCGTTGGGCGTTTGGAACTCGTCAGCGCACAGCATGTGAACGCATATCTTAAAACGCTTGCCGGTTGCGCGAAGAGTTATATTTCCTCAAAGATCAATGTCCTGCGCAGGTTTTTCGCGTTCGCGCGGGAAAACGGCTTTACGGCTAACGAAATGATCTTCCCGAAGATCTCGGTTTTCAAGGACCGCCAGATGCCGGATTATTATACGGCGGATGAAACCATGCGCATCCTTAAGGCCATCGACCGCGCGAACCCGAAGGGCAAACGCGACTACGCGATGGTTCTGCTTGGCGCGAGATATGGGTTGCGTGTATGCGACATTAAAAACCTCGAAACCAAAAACCTGGACTTCGTTAACAACACAATCATCATCACGCAGGCCAAGACCGGCAAACCCCTAACGCTTGACCTGTTACCCGATGTCGGCTGGGCAATCATTGATTATGTGAAGAACGGCAGGCCACCGTCCGACTGCCCGAAGATATTCATCCGTCATGTCGTCCCGTATGAGACATTCGGCGAGTACGACAGCGTCGCACATATAATCGGCAAGTACGCGCAGGCCGCCGGAATAGCGGGAAAGCCCACGGGGAAAAACAGCTTTCATATGTTCCGCTACGGCATCGCAAGCACGCTTTTGCAACAGGGGGTGTCATTAACCGACATCTCCGGCATACTCGGGCATTCCGAGCTTAACGTCACGACGGTATACGCCAAGCTTGACGTGCCGCAGCTCCGGGTGTGCGCTTTGGAGGTGCCACGATGAATTATATAAAGCCTAAATTTGCATTCTCATGCGTCTTTGCGCCGTACCTTTACGATTACGTCGAACTTAGGGAATCGCTTGGGGCAAAGTTCACCGCCCAGTCAAACCTTCTACGACAGTTTGACCGCTATTGCAATGAAAAGGCCGTGCTGGAAGCCGTGATGAGCGGGGAACTCGTTGCTTCGTGGATAAGCACGAAATCGGGCGAAAAACCGCAGACCCACGCGCACAGGATATCGACCCTGAAGTGTTTTGCCGACTATTTCCGCTCTGTTGGCGGCGTTGTTACGTGGAATCCGTTTCCGGGGTATTCATCGCGTGGCTGCAGGTATGTCCCTTATATTTACAGCGAGGACGAAATACGGCGCATTTTTGCAGTTGCGGAATCATTGCCGAAGCCACGAGGGAAATCCATGTTCCACCTCGTGCTTCCCGCCTTGCTGAAGGTTCTTTACTGTTGCGGGTTACGGGTCGATGAGGCTCTTGCCCTGCGCGTGGGGGACGTAAACCTGCAGGACGGCTTCATTTACGTAAAGCATGCGAAATTCGAGAACTGCCGCAACCTGCCGGTTTCGGATTCCCTGCTCTCGGCTCTGACGAATTATTACCATGTCAATCGTGAACTCATCGGGGTCAGCGCGGAAGGTTTCTTTTTCCCGAATGCCGACGGGGAGCGTTACAGCCAGAGGACGGTGTATGACAAGTTCCGGACGATACTCTGGCAAAGCGGCATCCCCCACCGTGGAAAAGGGAGCGGTCCCCGGGTTCACGATTTGAGGCACACCTTTGCCGTTCGCTCGCTGCGCAAAAACATTATGGCGGGTCAGGACATGTATGTGTCAATACCGGCATTGATGTCGTACCTGGGTCACAGCAAAATATCATCGACGGAGTACTACTTGCGCTTTACGGCGGAGATGTTTCCAGAATTTCTAGCAAAGGCCGATGCTGTCTGCGCCGCTGTTATTCCGGAGGTGTCCGATTATGCCGAGTGACAAAACGAGTTTTACGTATATAGTGTCGAGATTCTTCCGGATATACCTTCCGGGAGAACGCGGGTTTTCAACGAACACCATATCCTCTTACCGCGATACGTTCAAGCAAGTCATCGTTTTTTTCAAAGAGCAGGAGGGAATCCCTCCGGAGAAGCTGAAGATGGATGACTTTTCCAAGGAGGTGGTAGCGAGGTTCCTTGCAATGCTGGAGCGTGACGGCAAATCCGTCTCCACCCGTAACCAGCGCTTGGCCGCCATAAAATCGTTTTTCGGGTATGTGAAGTATTCATACCCCGAGTACCTTCATTCGGCCACAGGCATTCTGTTAATGCGGATGAAAAAGCAACCCGAAGCCACCGTAAGCTATATGTCTGCGGACGCGGTATCCCGACTGCTCAGAAAGCCGCAATCCGGCACGAGGGAAGGCTACCGAGATATGCTTATTCTCACCTTGTTGTATGACAGCGGCGCACGGGTAAGCGAGATAACGGGGATACGCGTTGGCGATATCCGTTTGCAGAAACCCGCAACAATTGTCCTTCACGGCAAGGGTGGCAAAGACCGGATAGTGCCGTTGTCCGAGAAAATGGTTGCGCTGCTTCAAACATACTTCAACAAAGAAAGGCTGTCCAATGCGGAAAACCGTGACAAGCTTCTTTTCGTTAACCACAGCGGCAGCCAGCTAACACGGGCGGGCATAGCATACTTACTGAAAAAATACGTCGAGTTGGTCCGCCGCGAGCAGCCGGACCTAATACCCGGCAAATTTTCTCCGCACTGTATGCGGCATTCAAAAGCCATGCACCTCCTTCAGGCAGGCGTGGAACTGATATACATTCGCGACTTTCTTGGTCATAGAAGCGTCAAAACAACCGAAGTTTACGCTAAATCTGATGGCTTGCACAAACGTAAAGCGTTGGAAAAAGCCTGCAGTGTCATCCAATCACCGGATCCTGACTTGGCAGCCACCTGGAATGATGACGCTTCGTTAATGCGGTTCCTTGCGGAACTTTGTGAGAAATAGCATTGAAGTTATGGAAAGCGATTTTGAGTAACTCCCTTAGTCCTGCTAAGAATTCTCGTATCGCTTTCCATAACTAACAGCTATCCATAAGTGCCGATGTCGTCCACCGCGATGACCGCACCCTCGTCGCCGGGCCGGAGCTTCGTGTACGGATCGTCCATGGATACCAGCGCAACGCGCGTGCCTGCCGGATACTGGCGGCGGAGGCTCTCCACCACCTCGCGGGAAGGAAAACCGTTCATATTGGTCACCTCCTTCAATACTCGCTGGGGAAAAGCAGCGTCGTGGCGCTGTGATCCCATTCGGTGATGATCCAGAGTTTCCAGGCGGGATGCGCCGCGTTTTCGTAGGAAGCGAAGATGCGATTATCGTTGTGCTTGAGCGCGTCCTCGTTCTGCTGCATATCGCTCTCACACATCTCGCCCCAGTCGGCGTTGAGGTAGCGCGCAAATGATGCCTTGGCGAACCTGCTGAATTCCGCGCTTTCCTCTATGAGGTTCGCCACCCCGCGCGTTGCCACCAGTTGCCCGATAGGGAATTTTCCTGCCATGTCCGTTGTCCTCCTTGCTTCGAAGTGACTGGACTGTACCCTGAAAGCGGTGAAAAAGAAAGTCTTTACGTCTCCATTTTCTCGGCTTTTTCCCCGGTGAACTGCTCCCATCGGCGCACGATCAGGTTGCAGCACAGCGGATCAGCTTCCATGGCACGGCAGGTGCGACCGGTCTGCTCGGTGGTAATGATCGTCGTGCCATAGCCCGCAAAGGGATCAAGGATCACGCCGCTCATATCGGAGTGCATTTTTAGGCAGCGCCACGGAAGCTCCACCGGGATGCGCGGCGCGTTGTCGCCTTCGACGCGCGAGGCCTCGATTTCCCACACGCCCGCATAACCCCATTTGCGGCGTTCCTCGCGGGTGAGGCGACGCACGAATTGAAAGGAATGCGCGGCGAAGGCGGACACCCAGGCATATTCCTGATCTTTGTATGCGTCCGGGTTCTCGCTAGAGAAGGCCGCCACATAATCGAATTGCGGCGCGGGCTTATTCGAGGTCGCTTGCAGCGCGCCCGCCGAGGGCAGCTTTCCCGTCATCTTCCAGACGCGAATCCAGAGCGGGCGCAGGTTTTCATCGGCGAACAGCTTCACCGAATGCACCGCCAGCGGCTCCACAAACGGGCTGCCGGTTTTCATGAGGTCGCCAGTCTGCCAGCAGATGATGTCCGCATACCTGGCGAGCAGCCGGATCACCGAGGCCATGCGGGAAAGCCACGGCTCGATGCCTTCCTTGGCGTATGCCTTCGGATCGGCGGGCGGCGCGGTGATCGCGCATTGCGCGCGCGCATCGCCGAGCAGCCGCGCGTAGCTTTCCGGGCTGGCCGGATCGCCACACAGCAGCAGATGGTCGCCCAGCCGCCAGAGGTCGCCGGACCGCGCCGTCGGGCCGCCCATTTCCTCGATTTCCCGTTCTGCCTTCCCGGCGTCGAAATCGTCCTCGACGGCATCCTTGGAGTAGAATTTGTTGAGCAGCGCGTCCACCTCGGCTGCGTCGAAGCCGGTCAGGGACACGTCGAACGCCTCGGCGTCGAAATCTGCCATGAGGGAAGCCAGCTTGGATTCGTCCCAATCGCCCTGAATCTTGTTTAGGGCGATGTTGAGCGCCTTCTCTCGCTGGAGATCGAGATCGACCACCACGCAGTCGATTTCCGTATGTCCGAGATCCATCAGCACCTTGAGCCGCTGATGGCCGCCGACCACATTCCCGGTCTGGAGGTTCCAGATGACCGGCTCGACATACCCAAACTCGGCAATGGAGTGCTTGAGCTTCTCATACTCCTTGTCGCCGGGCTTCAAATCCTTGCGCGGGTTGTACGCCGCAGGATTGAGCCGGACGGCGGAAATTCTCTCGATGTTCATGGCCTCTCCCGTCATGTGATTATGAAATGGAGCGCGGAGAATGGTGCTGCCCCTTCGCTTCCCACCGGGTAGGTGGGCGGTCTGCTGTTAGCCTATCCGCGCATAAAAACGCCGGGCGATTATCCCGACGTGGTGATGGAATGCCGCTCCACCTGCGTTATCTTTTGCCCCTTGTACATGCCCGCTCCCAGCTCGTCGATCTTGGAGAAGGGTATCTCCGGCACTGTCAGCCGCGACCGACAGGTCGGGTCGATGAAGTAGATGTACCGAAGCTGAAAGCCGGGGATGGGCTTCGCGCCAACGTAATCCAGATATTTTGTGAAATTGTAGGTGCCGCCCGTCAAGTCGAAGAACGTCAGCCCGCCAAGCTCCCTGCGCGGCGTGGTGGGGTTTGAGGCCAGCGTCATCTTATGGATGCGCATGCCGTCTGGTAGCTCCGCGAGGTTCATGTTTTCCTTGATGCCGGTCAAAACGAAATTACTGGCCCGGTAGATCGTGCCGTCGCCACAGGAGCAGGCGTCCGCGAAGGAGATAATCCATTTCACCTGCGGCGCGTACTTTTTTAGGAGCCGGATGCTCATGGAGATGGCGCGGCTCTCGCTGTTGCGCGGGAGCACGCTGTCGAACGCCATGCGGTTCAGCTCCAGGAATTCGTTTCAGCCGGTACCTTCCACAAGGCCGATGATCTTGCTCTTATCCAGCGACGGGCCGTAACTCATGACGCCGTGGAGCTGGCCGTAGAGAAAAACGCCAAAATGGAGCTTGCTGTTATTGACCACTTTTCCGGAGTAATGGCGCTGCCGGACGAAAGCGTTGGCGATGTCGGAAGGCAGCACCTTCATCGTAATTTCTTTTGCGCGGCCCACTCTCTCACCACCTCATATAGCCCGTTCCCGTTGTGATTCTCATTCCCGAAGGTCTCAGACACGGTCTTCTGGTCGTACACGTACTTGATCGC